GCCATTTTCATCGCCTTGGCGAAGGCGTTGCGGTTGGCGATGATCTGGCTTTCGGTGAGCCCGCGCGCGCTATGGTCGTGGTAATGGTAGCCGCCGCCAGCCGAAGACGGGTCATTCGCCGCGACCGGCGCGTTCGAATTGGCGGCGACGCCCCCCAGCATGGTCCGCAAGGGCTGCGCGGCCCAGGCTGGCAGGACCATTTCGGACTTGTGCAATTCGGTCAGCGCGCCATCGTGAGGCACGTCGTACCAGCCACCGGCAGCGGAAAAACTGGCAAAAGACATTGCGTAACTGGACATCAAGGTTCCGAACCCGGGCGCTGCCAGGTCGAGCGGCCATGGGGCGGCGGCGTAGGACGCCACGCCATTGGCTCCCGCGACTCCGGCTGAGGTGGTGATCTGTTCGATCGCCGCGGCCTTCGATGCGGCCTTTCCTAGGAGTAGCGCGGAAAGATGCTGCACCAGCCATTTCTGAATGATCTGCGCCAGCGCGTCCGACAGAACACCGACCATCCCCTTGTAGAGATTCTGGAGGGTGGTCGCGAAGGATTGCTGGAAAGTGAGCAGCTTGGAGATATTCTGGCCCCATAGCTGCGCGGTTGCGTTGATCGCCTGGCGCTCGACTTGCGTGCGCTCGAGCAGCGATTTGCGCTCGATCTCGGCAAGCTTCGCCTTCGACGTTCTGGCCGCATCCTCCTTCTTTTTCTGCAGCGTCTTCCAGTCCGCCGAATCCTTCAGATAGAGCTTCTGCTCCTCATCAAAAAACTTCTCCTCGTTAGCCATTCTGGCCTGCTCGGCCTTCTTCTCGTCCTGCAGCAATTGGCCTTGGGTTTTGACGCCCATCTGGACCAGGAATTCGTCCGATTTCTGGACGGCGTCGACGCGGTCCTGCTGGTCCTTTTTGAATTTCTCGATCGCTTTATCGTCGATCTTGCTCACCTCGGCGGCGGTTTCGCTCGCCGAGGCAACGATCTGCCCATCGGCCTGTCCGGCGCTCTTGGCCTTTTCAGCGGCAACAGGGGAGGCCTTGCTGGCGCTCCCGCCAGTGGCTGCCCGGCGCGTGCCACCGCCGCCGCCCCGGCCGGACGTTCGCCCGTTTTCGCCATTACGGCCATCTGTCTTGCCGCCGTCGCCGCCGGGCACATGCGCGATTCCGCCTTTAGGAGCCGAGCCGGCAACCGCCTGTCCGTTGGCCGCCGCCGCCACGGTCTTCGCCAAGTCGACATAGGCCGCCTTGATCTGCGCCGCCGTCTCGGTCGCATGCTTCTTGATGCGGTCAAGACCAGCTTGCCAGTCGCCCTGGATCGCACCCCAATTCAGCGTGAACACATCGCGCGCGATCGTGCCCATCATCGTCAGCCGGTCGATGAACCCGATGATCAGTGCCTTGATCACCTGGATGACGATCGTAATGCCGTCCTTCAGGATTCCCCAGGCATCCTTGAACAGGTTGAGCGCGGTTTCCGCCATTTGGGTCGCATTCGGTGTCTGCACCCCGAAGGCGTCGCTGATGTCGCTGACCAGCGCCCCGACGATATCGACGACCGCGTCCCATAACGCCTTGAAGATACCGGCCACGGCGTCGATTTCGACACCCAGGTTTTTGACCACGGCGACGATCACCTCAAAGATCGTGGCGACCGTTCCGCCCGAATTGTAGCTGTCGATACAGGCCTTCACCAACCCGGTGAAGCTGCCGACGATATCGGTCAGCACCGGCGCCAGCGCGTCGGTCAGCACATTGCCCATGCCCGTCCAGGCAAGCTGCGCCTCGTTGACCGACTCGCCCAGCTTGGTGCCGCGCTCGATCGCCCGATCGTTGGCGACGCCATAAGATTCGGTCTTCTGCGCGAGAGTGGAGATCGCCGCGCCGCCCTGGTTCAGGAACGGGATCGCCTCGGCGCCCGCCTGGCCCATCAGCTTGATCGCCATCGCGGTCTTTTGCGGGCCATCGGCGGTTTTGGCGAATTTGTCGGCGACTGTGGTCAGGATCGTCATCTGATCCGACCCGGCCTTGATATCGATGCCGAGCTTCTTGAACGTATCGGGGCTCTTGCTGAAATTCTTGTCCAGTGCCGCCGTGCTCTGCGACAATTTGGTGAAGTCGGTCCCGGTCGCTTTCGCCATCCCCTGCAGCAATTGTACCTGGTGCGTCGACATGCCGAGCTGCTTCGACAGCATCGACACCTTCTCGGACGATTCTCCCATCGCGACAATGGCCTCGGCGGCCTGTTTGCCCGCTGAGTACAGATCACCGGCAATGTCTTTCGCGCCGCTGATGCCTTCCATCAGCTTGCCGATCCCGCTTTTGCCTTCGCCGGACTTGGCCGCCATTTCCTGCAATGCAGCGCTATTTTCCTTCAATGCGCTGGTCACTTCGTTTAAGCCTGCCACGATCTCCTGCGGCTTCAGTCCCCGCATGCTGGCGGTCAGCGCATCCATGGACTGGGTGCTGCGTTCGACCGCACCGCGCATCCCGGCAAAGCCTTCGGTCATGCTGTCCGCGGCACCCTGGATCGTGCTCTTCAGCTCGCCCAGATCGCCGCGGACCTCTTGTATGCCCGCTTCGACTCCGGATGTGTCGGCCGTGATCCGGATAGAGACGGTATCGCTCATGACATGTCCTTCAGTCTCTGGAGTATCGCGCGTGATGCCGCCGCCGTGTCGCCGCCGCCGACTGGCATCGCGACCTCGGCTGACAGCCGCGCGAGCGTTGGCTGGCTCGGCGAGAGTTCACGGGTCTCGGCCGAATGGCGGTCGTCGCTGGGGATCAGGTCGACTCCCAGGGCGCCGGCGATCGCGACCGCCGCGATGTTGAGCGGCGGACCGGTACGCCGCCAGGTCCGATGTTGGGCATCGACATCGGCCAGCCCCCAATCCCGTTCGATCGCGGCCTTCGATCCGCCTTCGATCCCGGCGGCGATCAGATCGTGGACGAGCTCGGCAAGTCCATCATCGAGGCTCCCGCCGTCGCCGCTTCGGTGGGAGCCGCCGCTTCCCCCTTGCGCTGCAGCCCCGATTCCTCGCTCAATTCGACGAAAGCGGTCTGCAAGCCGACGAACTCGTCCATCGACACGTTCGCCTCGAGATAATCGGGCGTCAGTATGGGATCGACCTTGACCAGCCCGATCGACAGGACGTTGAGCAGGTCGACCGCCGAGTCCATCAGATCGGACAGCGATCCGCTGCCGTCGGTCTTGCGCTGGATATTGTCGATGAACGGCGCGGCCCGGCGCAATTCGCCGAGTTTGTAGGGCGCGATCGCGAAATCGCGCCCGAGGATGCGGATGGTCGCCATCTTACTGCGCCGACCCCCATTTCAGTACGTTGCCCGACGGATCGGCGAACGCCGAGAAATCGAGTTCCGGGATCATGAAATCGTCGACCTTGGTCTGCAGCGCGAGCTTGTTCGACACGCAGGCGAACAAGGTCAATGCCAGCCCGTTACCACCCAGTTGATTGAAGAAATCGGCACGGAAGGTGGGGGCCTGGCCCATCTGGATGTTCTGCACCACCGAGGTCTTCGCGACCGTCGAGGTCGCGGTATAGCTGTAGCTGATGAAGACCAGCTTGCCGGTGTCGGCGGAAGCGAACAGATATGCGCCCGCCGTGACGCTATACTGGCCAGCGGCGGGAGCCGAGGCAACGCGGGTCATCGGGTTGCCGCTGGCATCTCGCACGCCCAGGTCGCCCGCCCAGGTGCCGCTGCCCGGCACGGTCGGAGTGATCGTGAACGGAGTCGACGGGATAGTTGCCCCGGTCACATCGTTGACGATGCTATAGAGGCTCGATGTCACCGTCTGGCCGAAGAACAGGCTGTTCATCACCGCGCCGTTGAACTGGCCGTATTTGGCCTTGCCGGTGATCTTCATCTTGCCGCGGCCGACAGCGACCGGGAACTGGTTGGAACCATAGAGCTCCTTGATGTCGCCCTGGATGTCGATCGACACTTCCTGCGTCACCGCCAGCATCAGCGGGGTGGGGTTGGCGATTGCCGCCCCCGTTGCGTCGAAGGTCGGCGTGCCCCACAGCACTCCGGCACCGAAATTGTACATGGCCATGCCATTTCTCCAATAAAAAGCCCGCAAAAAGCGGGCATTAACGGTCGTGGTTGAAAGTGATTGGAAGCTTAGGCCGGAGTGCAGCCCGCGCGTGCGATCTGACGCCGCTCGTCTTCGCTCAGGTCAGAGGGCGCCGTCAGCACGCCATGCTCGATGGCGATCTCGCGCCCGGTCGACAGGATGATCGCGCTGACATGGTCGGGCGCCGCGAAACGCAGCGGCAAGGGCGAGGTTGTTGGGGTCTGGCCGGTCGCCGGATCGCCGTCCGCTTTCGGCATCTGGGGATCGGTGTCGGTCGCGGCGGATTGCGATCGTGCCATTGGTTTCTCCATTCGGTTAGCTCTGCGTTCTCAGGGAAGGATGATCGTGATCGGCACGATCAGCATGGCCTGACCGTCCAGGTCGCCATTGTCCTTGTGGATCGTACCGTCGATGAACGCGCGATAGGCCAGCCCGTCCAACGTCTGCCGCGCACCCGGTAGCGCAGGCCGGAACGCGGCCTGGATCGCGTCGAGGATGGCGTTGCTCGTTTCGGCGGGAGTGGCCGCCTGATCCTTGCCGCCGCGATGATAGATGATCCAACTCGCACGCAGGCTGTGCTTGTCGAGCTGGCCATCGAGCGAGACGACCGTCTCGGTGCCCTCGATCTGGTAGAGCCCGGGTACCGGCGCCTTGTCCCACATCTTGAGCCGGCGCGAGCGCTCGACGAACGTCTCGTCGTTGCTCCAATGCACGTCGGCGAGCGCCAGAAGCGCGTCGAACACCTCATTGCGTGTCATCCGATCGCCTCCTGTGCGGCGGTGATCGCCGCCAATTTCAGCGCTGCGGCGATCTCGCCGGCCTCATCGTTCAGTGCGCTTGCCAGATAGGGACGCGCCGGAAAGCGGGATCCGGGATGGTGGACCACGCGCGCGAAAACATGTTTGCCGCCCGCCGCGAAGGCGAGCGCCTTGGCCTTATCGGGCACGATATCGTGCGGCGACGTACTGCCACCATGTTCCAGGATCGCTGCATAACGCACGCTATCATTGACGAATACTTCGCCGGAAATGCTGCCGCCCTTGACTTCGATGATGCGTTCGACCGCGCTTGCCAGGCGACCGGTGCGCGCGTTCAGCATCTGACCGTGAAGCTTGTCGTCGATCACATGCCGTTGCAGTTCGGCGGTCGCCGCTGCTACCTTGGCTTCGACCGCGGACGACACGTCCGACGACAGACGATCGAGCCCGGCACTCAGCGCCTCCGCATCCAGGGTCATGCTCATAACGGCGCCGCCAACATGTAATTGTTGAGCCGCGCCAGCACGGCCTGGTGCATCGCCTCGCGGCTGAACGCCACGGTGGTCGCGCCCGAACTCGCATGGCTGGTCTCGCCGATATGCGTGCGCGCCGAATAAGCCTCACCGACCAACTCGGTCACCGCCAGCATCAAATCGGCGGGCACCGCATCATATCCCGCGACATAGGTCACCCGAACCGGCCGGTCGTACGGCGTACGCGATCCGACCAGGATCACGCTGCGCCCATCGGTCGCGACGCCCGATGCGTTGCCGATCGCGTCGACCACAGTGTCGATCCGCGTCTCGCCCCATTCGGCCGACATCACCGACTGGACCGGCCAGTTCCTCAGCAGGAGCCGCGATCCCCCGGTACCGCGATAGGTTTCGACATGCGTTGCCGTCAGGACATTCCGCTGGATCGTGTTTTCGACGAACGCCGACACCTGAGTGACCAGATCGGTCAGCAGCGCATCGTCATTGTCGCTCGAAATGTTGAGCCAGCGTTTGACCGCCGACAGGGTGGTGAGGTCGCCTGCTGCCATGACGTCACCGGCCCACGAAGTTGAAGCCGTGCGCGAGCAGTTCGGCCGTCGCCGCGATCGGCACCGTCACGAGACCTTTGGCATCGACCGCGAAAGACTGTCCGCGCCAGCTACATCCAACGCCGTCCTCATGACGCATCGCGACGCTATCGACGGGCGCCGCTTTGGACGCACGGCGCGGGGAAGGATTGTCGGCCATGCGGCGTCTCCTCTCGGAAAAAGAAACGGCCCCGCCGGTCATCGCGGCGGGGCCAGGAAGGCCCGGGGGTAGGGGTGGGCGCCCGGGAAGGAGGATCAACCGTTGGCGATATTGGCGATCACGCCCATCGCGAACGGCGCATAGACCGCCAGCGTCTCTTCGACATACACGCCCGACATCTCGGCACGCGTCGTGATCGGCCAATCGATCTGATAATAATCGCGGCGCACCTTCATCTCCGCGACGTTAGGCACTTCGCTCGATTGATATTGGACCGGCAAGTCGCCCGCCCAGCCCAGGATCGTTCCCGCCGACACATTGGGATGCAGGCGGATCGGAATCTTCTTGTTGAGGTACGGATTGTAATAATATTCGACCACGCCGCCGGCGGTCAGTGCGACTTCGCCCGCCTTGGGATCCTGAAAGTAATTGAGCAGCGACGCGGTGCCCGACGCGAGCACCTTCTTGGTGATGTTCCGCTGCTCCTGGCTGTTCACGTACAGCACGTCGACCGAGCATTGATAATTGTCCCACATCGACTGCATCATCACATCGATCTCGGTCACCGATCCCTGGCCCGAAGAGGTCAGCGTCGTGCCGGCGCCCGGCGTACCGGTAGCGAGATAATTGACGTACGCGCCCGATCCCGCCTTCAGCGCAGTGGTTAGCAGGCCATCGAACGCGGTCGAGTTGGTCGAACAATCCGCGCTGACCGCGCTCGCCGCCTGGCCGGTGCCGACCAGCGGCTTGGCGAAGACGACGCTATTGGTCGAACTGATCGCCTCGAGTTTCTCGCTGCCTGCGGTGCCGACAAACCAGGCATAGCCCGCCGCGCCCTGAATCGCCGGGACGCTGCACGACAGCGCCTGGCCGGCGGTCGTCGCCTGGCTCGCGGCCGACGATTTCATCGACGAGCCGCCATTGATCGAGAAGCTCTTGCCGTCCGCGCCGGTCACCGACTTCGACGTCGCGACGCCGCTCGATAGCGAGCTGTTGCGCATGCCTTCCATGGTCAGTGCGACGACGATCACCGAATAGGTCACCGATCCCGGCAAGGTCGATCCGGTGCCGCCAGCGCTCAACGTCGGCGCGCTCGGCGTGCCCAATGCCAGCGAGGCATTGCCGAAGATCACCCCGGCTTCCTCCTTCAGCATCGTTTTCTGCAACAGGCGCTGCGTCATCGACGCCTTGATGTCCTCGAACGTGCGGCCGGCGGAGATCGCCTCGAACGTCGCCTGATCTTCCTCGCCCAAAGTACGATACGGCGCGGCGCGGTCGGCGGTGGTGTACGCCATCTGCCCGGCACGCTGGCCCTCGGGCACCCAGGGCGTGTTGTCGAAGCCCGATCCGGTCAGCGCGGTGACCGACTTCCAGTTGGTTGCGGTGCCGCCGCCGCCGCCGACGCGCGGCAGCGATTTGATGATCGGCGTGTTGACCGGATACAGGTTCTTGGCCGGTGCCTGCAGGTCATAAGCAACCAGGCCGGTGCCGGTCGAAATCGCTTTTTCGACCATGTCGGGGCGGCCGCCCGCCATCAGCATGATCGCACGCGAAATATTCTCGTCGGGATTCGACAGGCTGGAGACGAGCGACTTCTTGATCTCGTCGGGAGTCAAATTGGTCATTGCTATCCGTCCTTTGGATAGGCGCAGGGAGTGGGGCCCGGGCGCAGTGGCACGGGCGACAGGTTCAGGCGGCTGCGCGGGCCGCGTGAACCAGGGTCGGGTTGGACAAAGCGATGCGCAACAGGAACTGGCCGCGCTCCTGCTCTGGCAGGGTATCGATCACTTTCTTGAGGTCATCGGCACTGATCGCCGACCCGCCATTGGCGGAATTAGGGGAGATGTCCTCGGCCTTGCTTACCGCGCGCAGCTGCCCGGCCGCGGTCCTGGGCGCGGCGGGCTCCGCCTCCACCCGTTCCAGACGCTTGGTCAGATCGCCGATCGTCGCATTCAGCATCGTGATCGTGTCGCCGAAACGCTTGGCCAGGTCGGCCATAACGACGTCGCCCAGCGCGTCCCCACGCCGTAGCTTCTCCGTGTCTTCCTCTGGATCGGGAGCGGGCGGCGCAGCTTGCGGGCGAGGGCGCCCGGCGGCGTCCGCGGAGGGTTGGTCCCCGTCGCCACAATTCTCTTTACAGCATTGCGCGCCCAGCGCGACGAGGTGGTCGTGCGCCGCCTGGACGCGATCGGCATCGGCTTGGGCCCCGGCATCGTCGTTGCCGGCGCCATCGGCGTCGCGGCCGGTCGCGACGCGCTTCACCTGATCCTTGTTGCCCGGCGCCGACTTTGTCTTGGGCTTGGGTGGCGGTGCGTCGTCGTCAGCATCGGCCGGTGCATTGCCATCGCGGCGCGCTTCGGACGTATCCGTGTCGGCGTCGCTATCGGCCCGCACGTCGGCTGGCTTGGGTTGGGGCTTGGCCGAGGGCTGCTTGTCCTGATCCTCCGGCTTGCCACCGTCCGCATCCGCGGCGGGAGCATCGTCGTCGTTATCGGCATCGGCTGCCTCCGCATCGGGACGGCGATCCTCGTCCTCGTCGTTCTCGTCCTCGTCGTCGAGGTCGCTCGCCTGCGCCGCGGCGATCAGCCGTTCGCGCGCCTTGAACAGGAAGTCCTTGTACCGCCGCGACCCCGCGTCATCGGCGAGCTCGCGGGCCTTCGCGACCACTTCGTCGCCACTCGGAACATAATCCATATCGGCCTTCCACATGTTGATGACGGCGTC